CCCACACTGTTGTCATCGCGTCCAAAAACCGACTTGATGGAAGCCGGTGGTGACATGGCAATTCAGCGTCCATCTATTGCTGCAAACTCAGGGTTTGCTAGTCAATCACCAATGAGTGCATCCATGTTTAAGGCTGATCCAGTCAGCCGTGGAATGGAAGCACAAATCAGAGTACCACGCGTTATTGCAAACCTGGAGCCAAACGATCGAGTTGGTTACATTGTTCCTGATGCGATCACTGGTGACCAGAATGCTTTCGGCCGTCAGTATCGAGAAGAAATTCGTACTGCCCTTGGTGGCGTTGATGAGCTCTCTATTTCCGCTGGCGTAACCGCGACTGAATACAAATCACTCTTTGGTCGTGTTGCTGCAACAACGAAGAAAAAAGCAAATGCAATTTATGAGCATGGCATCTGCCGTTGCTTTGAATTAATTATTTACCAAGAAGAACAGCTCTTTAAAACAACCCTGGCACAAGCTGCAAAACTTGAGAAACCAGTTGCACTTGAACCTGGTGCACCACAGGAACAACAAGAGCTTTACAAGCAAGCCATGCAGATGTATGAGCAAAAGCTCAAACAAATCATGATGGCGTGCATCGAAACACAGATGATTCCGCCTAATGTAGTGGGGTTAATTCCAGATGGTGATTTAACTGTTTTATGGCGTTGGCTAGGCCCTGTTTACGAGGACTCTACGCAAGACATTCTTAACAACTCAATTGTTGTAAGAAACCTTCAAGAGTTAGGGGTTGATAGCATTGAAGCACTGAAATATCTTTTCCCATCTAAAACAGATGAGGAAAGAGCGGAAATGCTATCTGGCGTTCCGGTCAGGATGGTGAACGAATTGCAGGGTGCATACGCTGCATTTTCTAAACTAGTGGGGGGCATGATGCAGACTCCTCACCCGCAAGCACCGGATCTTCCGATGGCTGCGGATCCAAGATTGGATTTAACGCCATATCTGTATCGAACTTTAGAAGCTTTACAAAAGGAGATGAGTTATGCAGGACGCTACCGTCCAATCGATCCCACAGACGAGCCAAGTTCCGGCAGCGGTGGCTCCGAGCAGCTACGTGGTGCCGAGCTACCAAGCAGCACCAGCAGCTCCAGTGGGACAACCGGCCCAGTATCAGGTGGGTACGAGCTACCCCCAAGCGGTACCACAGGCGGCCCCCAGTTACCAATCAAACCCGTCTCAGTACGCCCCCCAATCCCAATCGGAGGCGACGAGCAATCCATGGGAATCGGCGTTCAACAAGGTGGTGGGCCTTCTGAGCAGCCCAGTGCAATCCCCGTTCCAGGGTCAACCATCAGCACCGACAACGTACAGTCCGGCCAATTACGGACAGGTGAACGGCCAAAGTACGTATCAATCGGTTCCGCAGACCTCGCAAGCCAACCAGACATGCCCGCCCAAATATTCCCAAACCTATTCCACCCCCTCCGGGGAAACCGAAAAGCAGTCCCCGAAGCAAGGAAGGGCGGATCGGCTAAACCTAAGCAACGAAAGCCGGTTCGTAATCAATAACTACGGCTGGGAAGCACCAGCAATTCTCAACCAATATGCCCTTAATCTCGAGGGTATGCTGGATAGTGCTGTTGCTTGGGGCCAACAAGCACAAGGTCTGTTAACTGGTTATGCCAATTTTGCAGTTAACGAACACCAAGAGAACCTTGCATACAATGAAATCCTGACGAACCCTGATGTTCTCAGCGATTACACCCTGCAGTTCTTTGGTCCTGAAGGTCCGTGCCCTGTGTACGAAAGTGAGACCGAGCTTGAGACTCCTGGTTATCGCACCGCACCTGTTGATGCGATGAATGCGTACCTGCCAGCACCTCCTTCTGCATCTGCTCCTCAGCGTCCTGAAAACTTCTGGGGCAGCTTCAAGCAACAAATGGATGTAGATCCCGCTAATGCTTGGCGCTTACTGAACCAAGCTCAACCTCAAGTTGTTGCAAACAAATTGTTTGTAATGGAGTGAGGCGATGAAGCTAGCCGGTAAATTTAATCCGTTACTTCAAAAGGGTAAAGCGGCACTTACAAATGCAGCAATGAACCCTATGTTGTCAACGCTCGGCGCAGGCGCCGCTGCTGCAGGTCTTGCCACCCTTGGAAACGTTGTTACCGGCCAAGCACAAGAAAAAAGTCCCGGTCGTTTAATTGCAGAAGCAATTGGCGCTGGGGCTTTAGGTGCGGGTACTGGAGCTGCACTTGGTCCAGGTTACATGAGCAGACTTGTTAAAGCTGGTTCTACCAGTCCCAGGGCTGAGTTTGCACTTGGCACCGGAATTGGTGTTCTTGGCGCCGGTGCTTTAGGTGGCACAATTGGCGGTGGTGTTATGAATCTTGTTCAAGGTGAAGACCCAGAACGCTATGGTTCTAGCAACACCTTGATGGCGCGTACTGCTACGCCCACTTTGCAGTATATGTAACCAATAAGTTACTAACTGCTAAAATTTCTAATAGATAAGACATGGAAATGTCTGAATCTTTTACCCGATAAAAACACTTCCTAGACGATCACACGGAGGATGAAACAAAGTGTTTATTGATAATGACTTTCCAAAGATTTTAGGTGCGGAGCTCTATCGTCCCCACCCTGCGTACATCGCGGAAATGGCAGTCGAGCCTGTGGTCGTTCATGACTTCACTCGTCAGCCTGGTCAAACCGTCCAGTTAGACCGCTATAAGTTCTGGGGTACCCCTGGTACGAAGGACAGCCGCGAGCGTGTATCCGATCAAACCATCGGTACTGCCAACAGCCGCAACATCACCAAAGAGAAGGTGCTTGTTGTGCTGAAGGAATACACTGGTCCTGCAGATCCGGGCGATCCGACCCAGCCTAGCACCTTTAAGATTGCTCGTGAGACCCTGATTACGGCTCAGCGCCTGCTCTTGGACTCGGGCAATCTTAACATGTTCCACCAGTCCATCGGTAGCCTCACGCTGCTCGATGATTATCGTCGGTGGCGTGACCGCGTGTTCCTTGATGAACTCGCTAAAGCTGAAGCCAATGGTGCCGCTTCTACTTCGCAAGGCGGTTACTACTTTGCTGGTGGCAAGATTAAGGATTCCTCTGGTCGCATCAGCTACACCAGCACTGAATATACTGCCGACGTTCAGCAATTCCAGGTGCGTACCGACCTGCTGAGCGTTGTGAAGGACCTGCGTAAGCGTAACGTTCCGACTTTCTCTGACGGTCTGTATCGTTGCATTTGCGATCCCGTCTTCATGATGCACCTGCGTCGTGATCCTGACTTCCGTGAGATCGCACGTTACGCTGGTAATCCTGGCCAAGGCATGTACATGGGTAATCCCATGATGCCTAACAACGCCAGCTTCTACATGGGTCCCCAAGCTGGCCAAGGTTATTTCCTGGCTGGCGAACCTGTGATGCCAACCGGCGTGCAGTTTGAAGGCGTTAAGTTCTTCGAGTCCACTAACTTCCCAACCAAGAACATCACCGCTTCTTTCGATGGTGGTTCTACCTATGCTTCCAAAGAAGTTGCACAAGGTTACTTCTTCGGTCCTCAGGCAGTTGGCGTTGGTATCGGCGGCCCGAATGCGCAGGTTCTGATTAACAATAATGATGATTTCAGCCGATTCATCATTCTGATTTGGCAACTTTACGCTGGTTTTGAAATCCTTAACACCGATTTCATCACCACTGCCTTCAGCTTCGTCCAAGATGATGGCGTCATCTGATAACAACAAACATATCTGGAATAGATAAATGACTTATTTAACCGCTAAAAAGATTTATCCAGGTAACTGGAATAATGCTCTTAACGGCTGGTATCGCAACATCGATCCCAACGCCTCTGGTACCGACACCGGTTCTAACGCAGGCCCTACTTCTGTGCTTGCCACCCCCGGTTATCGTTACTTCCAGCAGCGTGGTTATGTGCCTGTTGCCGGCATCTCTGGTGGCACTGGCGCTACTGCTGCTATCACCGCAGCCGATGTGATCGTTCCTTCGCCTTATCGGCAAGACGACACTCGTCCCAACATCACCGGCATGGTGATTTCTGGTAACTCCACCTTGCCTGCTTACGTTTATCGCACTGCGATTTCCGTGGCTTCTGGTTGGGATGGCACGATTGCTTCTGGTGTGTATGCCGCAACCGGTAACGTGATCTCCTTTGGTCGTAGCAATGGTGGTTCCCCTACCGCTGCTTCGGGCGTTGGTGAAGGTGTGGCACAAGCTAACCTCACTTCTACCGTCTCTGGTAGCCAAGCAGGTGAGATTTACTTTGCTGGTGGCACCGCTGCTTACGGTTCTAATCCTTTCATTCTGAGCTCCGGCGTTCTTGGTCCTCTTCCTGGTAACGCTTACTACGCAGCAACTAGCTCGACCACTTTCAAAGTGTTCGCAAAAGAAACTGCTAATAGCACCACGACTTCCGGTAGCTTCTACATTTCTGCTGCTGATAGCGCCGCTAGCCGCACTGGTTATCTGGTTGTGGAAGTGTGCTACATCCAACCGGATACCGCCCCTGGTTACGAAGACATCGACATGTACCTCACTGGTCGTGTTGTTAGCTGATTAGGTTAAACTAAGACCAGTAAACAACTGGTCTTATGTCTACGCCTACTGCAGATATGCTTTATCAGCATAAAAAAACAGGTGCACGCGTTGAGATTGTAAGCGAATGGGATAACGGCGATTGGTTCATGGTCAAAGACCAAGACGGTCGCCTTTATACCGCATACAAAACCGAACTTACACCTGATGAAGAAGCAACGAAGAAAGTAAAAACTCTTCGTGTAAAAGATAAAGCAGCGCAGGAAGAGCCTCGTACCTTTCCTCCGGATACTCGCCTTAACATCAATGGCGCTACCCCACAAATGATCGCTGATCATATTAAAGGTATTGGATTGAAAACAGCTCGAGAGATTAAAGATCTTCAAATGTCCTTATCGGGTGAAAGGTTTAACAATCTTGAACAGTTAAGGCAGATTAAACGTGTTGATTGGGACTCGGTTTTGTCAGCAGATTTAATTAGGGTTTGATACTCAACTCCTATTGGCCCCTGGGAAACCAGGGGTTTTTTGCACGTAAAATAATAAATAAAACAACATGGCATATCCTGTATTTCGATCTGGTTACACAGGCCCCAGTGGGAAAATTGGTGGAAGTACGGATTATCATATCGATTTAAAAATGCTGCAATCGTTGCCGATTGCTGAGCGTGTTAAGGCAATGGATGCGGTTGCTAATCAATATGGATCATTGGGACGTACTATTGAATTTTCTAACCCAGCGGTATCTGGACGAAGGTGGGATACGGCTGCAGATCTTGCTGCAAAAGTTGATCTACTAGAACGTGCTTCTGGAGCACATAGCCATAGTAAGCATCCAGGCTGGGATTCTTTTGATTTTTACGTACCATTCAAAGGTAAGAGTAGGTTCGATAAAGGTGCCGTAGAAGATGCATCGATTTATCTCCCAGGTATTGCAGGAGGTAAGATTCGTCGTGGCAGTGGCGGTGGATATG